CTTCCCTGACCTGGCGGCCACGAACAAGCACGAGGCGCGGTTCATCTGGCAAGAGCACCTGATGACCGACAAGGATCTTCAGGATCTGACCAGGTTCCCGAAGTTCAATCCGGACGCCATCCTGCAGTACATGCGCGAAAAGCCAGATGGCGATGCGGAGCGCAGGGAATATGAGCTCGCCGTGCGGCAGTTGTCCGAGGACCAGGCTGCGCCGGATCTCAAGGGCCGGTATCGCGTCCTGGAGCGCTGGGGGTTTCTGACCGGCCGGCAACTCAGGGCCGCTGGGCTTGAGGTGCCAGAGGAGCAGGACGCCCATGTTTTTTCCTCCAACGTCTGGTTGCTTGGGAACAGGGTCGTCAAGGCCGTGTTGAATCCGATGCAGGGAGTGGATTTCCCCTTCTTCTTCTACCATTTTTCCAAGGACGAGAGCTCGTTCTTCGGCGAGGGCGCTCCGAAGCTCATGGATGATTGTCAGGCCGGCATCAACGCAAGTGTGCGCATGCTGGTCGACAACGCGGCGCTGTCCTCCGGGCCGATCATCGGCATCAACATGCGTGCTTTGGCAGAGGGCCAGGACCCGGAGAAGTTGCACCCGTGGAAGGTGTTCCTCTTCGACGAGGCCGCCGACATGGACCAGCTCATGAAAAGCTGGAACCTGAACAGCAATTCCCGGGACCTGATCACGATTCTGGAGCTTTTCCAGGCCTTCGCTGATGAGCTGACGACTCCCCGCTATATGTACGGGGATCAGAATGTCGGCGGCGCCGGCAAAACGGCAAGCGGCCTGTCCATGCTCATGGGCGCCGCGAATATCGCAATCAAGAGCCTGGTCAAGAGCTTTGACGACGACGTGACTATCCCGTTCATCACGGCCTTGTACCATTGGAATATGCAGTGGAACCAGGACGTGGCCGTCAAGGGCGACTACAACGTCGTGGCCATGGGCTCGACGAACCTGGTGGCCAAGGAACTGCGCGCGCAGCAGCACCAGATCCTCTTGGGCGTGACGAGCAATCCGCGGTTCGAGGGCATGACGAACGACAAGAAGTGGCTCGCGCATGTCTTCCGCGACTCAGAAATGCCCGAGGACATCGTGCGCACGGACGAGGAGTTCCGCGCCTGGAAGCAGGAGCAGATGACCATGCAGGCCAAGGCCCAGGCTGACGCGCTGCTGCAGTCCCTGATCGAGCAGGCCGAGAAGGCAGGTATCGGGCCCCAGGAAGCGTTCATGCAGGTGCTCAAGTCCGTGTCTCCGATGATCGCCCAGGGCGGCGCCGTCATGCCCCAGGGGCAGGAGGTGCCCCAGTGAGCGTCGTGGACAACGCCCGCAGGTTCGCCGGGGATGCCGGCTGGCGCGCCTGCGTCGAGCTTGCCGAAGCCCGCTTGGCTGACGCCCGTGAAGAGCTTGAGAACGTCGGGCCAGACAAATTTCAGTTCGTTCAGGGCAGGGTGCGGGCGCTCCGCAACCTGCTGCAGGACCTGACCGGACAAAAACGCTAGACCAAGCGGCCCCGGCATAGCCCGCCCGCGAGGAGAGGATCATGGCAGACGAGAATTTGTTGAACGAAGAACAGGCTGACGAGGAGTTCGCCGCAGCATTTGCGGAAGACGACGAGCAGCCGACCGGAGCCCCGGCGACGCCCGCCTCCGGTGGTGATGACGGCGAAGAGGCTTCTGATGCCCCGGAGCAGTCCGGCACGCAAGAACAGGAGTCGAGCGCCGAGGAGCCCGCGGGGAAACCCGCCGACGAGCAGGAAGAAGTGGTGCCCAAGGCGCATTACAATTCCATGTTTGGTCGTCTCCAGGCCGAACAGCGCAAGCGCCAGGAGCTCGAAGAGCGCCTGTCGAAGCTGGAGAAGCCCGCAGAGTCGACGGCCGTCGAGGTCCCTGAAGATCTGCAGACCGAAATCGAGGAGCTGAAAAAGCGCGACCCGCAGCTGGCGGCTATCGTGCTGGAAGATTCCAAGGATGGAGAGAAGCTGCGCAAGGGCCTTGAGGAGTACGGCGTCGACTATGCCGAGGAGCGCGCGGACACGATCCGTCTGCGCCGCGAGGTCAGCCAGAAGGTATCGAGCGTGGAAGCGACCACGCAGAGCGCGGTGCGTGACGCGCAGACGCAAGCGTTCTATTCGGCTGTTGCGGTGAAGCATCAGGACTGGGTGAGTGTCACCACAGACCCGGCGCGTCGTCAGGAGTACGACGCCTACATGAAGGACGTGCGGGCCTGGGCCGAGAGCCTGCCGTACGCTCAGGGGGCACAGGCCTTCCGGGTCATGGAACAGGGGACGCCGGCCGAGGTCATTGACCTCTTGGACCGGTATAAATCAGCAAAACAAGGGAATGGCTCCGCCCGCAAGGGCTCAAGCGCAGAGGATGTGCTCGCCGTTCCGAGCAGGTCAGGGCCGCCCCCGTCCAGGAAGATGGCGCCGAAGGACGACTTCGATGCAGCTTTTGACGAGGCCCCTGAATAGGAGTTTGAATCATGGCTTACACTGGAACTGAATACGGCGATATTTCGCCGAGAACTGGCGGATACGCGGCGAAAGAGCTTCTGAAGCGTTCCATCCCCCTGATCACCATCGAGAAGTTTGCACAGGCCAAGCCCCTGCCGGCGAAGAGCACGAAGACCATGATCTTCCGGCGTTACAACGCCCTGGATCCGGCCCCGAATCCGCTGACTGAAGGTGTTACGCCCTCTGGCAAGAAGCTGACCAAGACGGACGTCTCGGTCAACCTGGTGCAGTACGGCGACTTCGTCGAGCTGACCGACATCATCCAGGACCACCATGAAGACCCCGTCCTCATGGAAACCATGGGGATCCTGGGCGAGCAGGCCGCGCAGATGCTCGAAACCGTGCGTTACGGCGTCATCAAGGCCGGCACCGGCGTGACCTACGCCAACGGTGCGGCCCGTACCGACGTCAATACCGTCATCACGACCGACCTGCAGCGTCGCGTGACACGCGCCCTGAAGCGCCAGAACGCCCGCCAGTTCACGAGCGTGATCCGGTCGACGGCAGCCTATGGAACGGTCAACGTGGCCCCGAGCTACATCGGGCTGTGCCACACCGACTGCGAATCCGATATCCGCGCCATGACCGGTTTCAAGCCTGTCGAGGACTACGGTTCCATGGGCACGGTCTATGAGGGCGAGATCGGCAAGGTCGAGGACGTCCGCTACGTGGCCAGCACCGTCTTTACCCCCTGGGCAGACGGCGGCGGCGCCAAGGGCCTGATGATCAGCACGACCGGCACCAACGCCGACGTGTATCCGGTCATCTATCTGGCCCGTGACGCGTTTGCCACGATCCCCTTCAAAGGCAAAAACGCCGTGTCTCCGCTGGTCCTGAATCCGAACGTGCCCCGTGGCGGCGACCCCCTCGGTCAGCGCGGCTCGGCCGGCTGGAAGGCTAGCCACGCTGCGGTCATCCTGCAGGACGCATGGATGCACCGTCTCGAAGTGGCCGTAAAGCTGTAACCTGACCGGGGCCTTCTGGCCCCGGTTTTTTCAAAAAGAGGAGCGAGTCATGCCGGAAAAGAAAGAAGTCGTTGAAGAGAAGGCCCCGAAGAAAACCAAGATCATAATCCCGTCGCACACCGGCCCTGCCGGTTCTGACGACGTGTTCGTGTCCGTCAATGGCCGCGACTACCTGATCAAGCGGGACGTCGACGTCGAGGTTCCTGACGAGGTCCTGGGTGTGCTCAAGAACGCCGTGGTGACGGACTATGTGACCGACGAGAACGGCCGCATCGCGCGCGAGCGTCAGGTGCCCCGTTTTCCCTTTCAGGTTGTGTAAATGAAAGCCAAGGATCTGTTTCTTCTCGTGTCCATGAAGCTCCAGGATCTCGGGGCCCAGGACGAACGGAGGTGGCCCTGGGAGGTTGACCCTTCAGGCCAACGGGCATCCTTGGTCGATTTCCTGAACGCGGCCCTCCGCCAGCTGTCCCTGGTGCGGCCGGACGCCTTCGCCGTTACGGAGAGCGTCAAGCTGGAGGCCGGTGTGCGCCAGCGGATTCCGGATCCTGCGGTGCATCAGTGCACGTCGAAAGGAACGGTGCTCTTGGATCTTGTTCGGAATCTTGGCGACACCGGAGAGGTGCCTGGTTGGCCGATTTCCAGGGCCTCGCGCGAGGCCCTGGCGGCGTTGGATTGGTCCGAGACAGGTAATGTCGTGCGCAATTTTGCCTATGATCAGAAGGCTGACCCTGACGTATTCTATGTGTTTCCTGGTGTTGGGCAGAGTGCTGTGTGGGTGGAGGCTGTGTTCAGCTCGGGCCCCATGTCTGTCGATTCGTCTGTCTCTGAGTTGCCAGTGGCCGATTCTTTTGCAGGGCCTCTGGAGCATTGGATGCTGTACGAAGTTTTTTC